CAGCTTCTCTTGTAGTAAACATATCAATTCCTCTTGTAAGTGTTGCAGCAATAGTTTGTCTTGTTGATTCTGGAAGTGCGTCTCCAGTATCCATGACATCTTTTTTCTCTAATTCTTCTTGTGTAACAAAAGACTCTGTATCATCCATAGGTATTTCTAACGGATCATCACTGCCTACAGGTATAGAGGGATCACTTGCGTCCTCTTGTGCAGGAACTTCAGATGCTACTACTTGTTGCATGTTAAGAGGTCTTAAATAAACATTGTGAGTATCATTGGAAGGTAGTCCTACGGCATTTCTAGCTTCACCTATAGTTGCCCAACCTCCATTCACTGCAACTTGCCATCTTTTGTATAAAGCATCTTGATCAAGAGATAAAGCTCTTACACTATCAATTTCATATTTACAATATTGTGAATCATCTTCTGAAAACTCAGGTAAAAGTTGATGTGTCATTTCTTCTGCAACACTTCTCCATAATGGAACAAGTTTTTGTTCAGTAAAATATTCTCTAAGTTCTCTTGTATTATTGTAAGTTGCTGAATTAAGACCAGCACCTAAACCTGCTAAAACTGCAGGAACACCCATAACTGCTGCTACTCTTTCTTCAGGTAATCTTCTTAATTCAACTAGATTCATATCTGCTGGACTAAATGAAACAACATCAATATTCATAGCTCCTGTCAGAACCATTGGTTGACCTCTATTGGCACCACCAAACTTTGATTTATACATTTCTGATATTGCTTCAGCTTCTTCTCTTGTTGGTCCACCCATAGCATCAGATGTTGGAGATAATATAACTCCAGGTATTGCCATATTATGTAATAAAGCAGTTGAATATTGACCTGCAGCTTCATCACCAAGTATTTCTCTTAGTACTGTTTTTATTGGTGCGTAACCTCTTCTATGATCATTTGGATCAATACCAGTTCTAATATGAATTATCTCTTTAGGATCTATGTTTACACTATTTTCATTTGGTGTATATTCATAATGTGTAATTAGTTTTTCAGAGTTTCCTCTAACTCTTATATAGTTTGGCATTAAAGGAACTAATTGTATTACTTGACCTTTGTTGTTTCTATTTTTGTATAAGAAAGCATCACCTTCAACAGATATAGAAGATACAATGTAATGTGATAATATCGCACCAGACATAAAAGGATTTGGTCTTCTAAATAATTTTGATACAGGATGATTTTGTTGTATCAAATCACTTCCTGAATCATCTACTCTATAAACATTAAGTTTTGGTTCTGCAAAAGCTGTTGACAATACATTTAAGCAAGCAGCAACTGCGGAGTTACCAGAACCATTACCAATATCTTCTAATTTATCTGATGGAAAATATCCTGAAGAAGTGTTATATCCGTAAACTGTTGAGTCTAATGCTGAGGATAAAGATTGATTGTAATTTAATCTTTTTAATTCTGCTCTTCCACTTGTTGTGAATCTTTTCGTAAATCTTTGAAAAGCATTTAATTCTTGTGCCATTTATCTCCTAAACTAATAAGCTGTCCATTGTCTACGCTCGTTCAAGTTCAGGATACCATACCCGAGTGCATCTACCATATCATCATGGGCTCCAACAGGAAAAGTAAAAAGTTCCCTTTCCATATCATTGAGCCAAGGAGAGTCTGCTAAAAAGTAGACATCTCCAGCCTCCATTCTAGCAGAGAGTGTCAATGCTCGTGCAACTTTATCTTTATCTGGCTTAACTTCTTTTACTCGCAAACCCTGTCTTTGCGCCATTTGAATAAGACTTAACTGAAAACCTTGTCTTTCCATAGTTACCCATCCTGCTTTATGTTTATCTACCATTTTTTGTATAGCACCAACAATATCTGGTCCTTCAAACCTATCTCTTCTACAATCTACAACTAATAACCTATTATCTGGTGTCATCGCAAAAACAATTATTGCTGTATAGTCGGCATCTTCAGAAACTGATGTAGCAATATCTGTAGCAATAAAGTAAGTACATTCTTTTTTAAAAATAGTTTCACCATCTACTAGATAATTACCTGATTCTGAATCTTGTGTAAAATATTGCATCCAATCTGGTTTTATCATTCCTTGACCTGCATCTACAAACTCGGCAAGATATTCTTGAGCAAACACTATTGAACCAACTTCGTTTTTTGCTTGATCTACTTCTTCTGAATCTATTCTAGGATTATCGTAAGTTGAGAACCTAAATCTTTCCCAATTGTCTGCATGCTCAGCTGTTTCCCATAAATCAAAAAACCAATTATTCATACCCATAGGTGTAGATATAAATAAAGCTCCACCTTTTCTTTCTGTTAAAGTTGGTCTTAAAACTTCTGACCATACTTCAGGTTTTACAAATGCTGCCTCATCTATAACAATAAAATCTAAACCTTCACCTCTTAACCTTTGTGGATTATCTGCTGATCTTACTGCTATTTCACCACCATTAGCTAATTTAAATTCCATATTTGCTATTGATATTGATGGTTCTATTTCTTTTGGAAATGAAGTAGCTGAAGCTTGTATATCTCTCCAACCAACTCTAGCAATTGCAAATGTTGGAGCAACCCACCAAGCTCTACCACCATTTAAAGCAACTTGCATACAAAGTTGTACACCAAGTCTTGTTTTACCGAAACGCCTTCCTGCACATAATATTTTCCATCTTGCATTTGAGTCTGCTACTTTTTGTTGAGATTCGTGTAAAGCAGGAAGTTTTGGAACATATATCTGAGAGTTATTTGTCATATGGCTATCCCTTGGAATAGCCATTGATGGGAGGAAGTCGGAGTGGAAAACCGACTAATCCTGATTGTATCATATAACTTCATTTCTTTACCTGTCTACCTTATGGAATATTATTATATAATATACTCTACTCTTTTCTTATCTTTTCTCATCTTCTCTCCTCTCCTCTATATGCGTTACTAACGCGTTACTAACGCGTTACGTTACCAACGATATTTCATCTTTTTTGCTGAGTTATATTGTTTAAATGACTTTTCCGATAAATCTGATGGATCTTTTTCCCAGTCTACATCTACAGGTGTTTCAAACATAACATTTGATGATATTTGTCTTTTGCTAGGACTATCACAACGTATACACGTAATGACTGGATCTTCTGTAATATTATGAGTTACTTCGAACACTTGTTCGCATTTACTGCTTAGGCATTTGTAATCATATCTAGGCATCGTCTTCTAGTTGATTTTTAAGGTATGTTACAAAGTCTTCTTGTAAATCCCAGCTTTTTATAATCTTTACAGCCTGATCTATTATTCTAAAAACTTTACGCTGGAACGCATTTGCTTCCAAGTTCTCCTCCTTCGCAACATGCAACTGCTTTTTGTTTGTACAATATACAGTTTACATTATAACAATAAAGTCCAGCGTGAATTTCTAAAAGTTGTTTTCTACAGATAGGACAATTAAATATTTCATTAATCATGAAGGTTCGATCATAATGCACTCACCAGGACATTCTTCAGCTGCTTCAATAACTTCTTCTTGTTTACCAGCGGGGACAATCGCAAGACCCTCTGCACCTTCTGGGTTGTCATGTGATGCAGCGAAGATAGTGTCCCCGTCTTTTACATAATATAAACCATCATCTAATCCTATAAAAACTTCAGGACATATTTCTTCACACAATCCATCACCTGTGCATAAGTCTTGATCTATCCAAACTTTCATTTATTTAAAGTACTCGCTGTAAGTATTGCACCAAAAGATAAGTGAAATAAACCACCACCTTTTAGTGTGAATGGTTCGTGTTGTGACACAAGTTTTTTAAGATACTCCATTTGTACTAATGGATCTTCAATAGCTGTTAAGTGAGACATATAATCAGCAAGGTCTAGTCCCATTCTTGCTATACCATAATATATAGGAACAAGCATAAAGTCATAAACACATATAACTAAATAAACTATTAAAGCAGCTAAACGCCATTTATCTTTCATATGCCTGAATTCCTTACTGAGTAAAGTATTAAAATTAATATAAATGAAACAATCAATGCTTCCATTACATAACAGCTTGAACTAAAACCACTAAAGCTGAAACTGCTACAAGCCAGCCACTTATTTCATTTCTTCCTATTTTGGTATTTACTTTTTCGTGAAGTGCGTCAATTCTTTCATCTAAATCTTTTTGACCTTCAATGAGAATAAACAACATTTCTTTTTGTGTCATACCAGAATTTCCATTTACATGAGTATGTTCTTTATTCATTTCTTCTTCCTATCTATTGATGAGAAAGCATCATTAATTTCATCAAGATCTAATTTTCCATCATCTATGTATCCTCTAGCTAGTGCCTCTAATACTTTTGCACAACCTAAAGAACCAGCTAGTAAAACAGAAGTAAGAATATCAATACCTATAATGCTTCCTGCACCAATTACTGCTAAACCATTTGCTACGAATACTGCAATCATTCTTCCAATAATCATTTTTATTTTACGGAACAATGAAAGTTTTTTAGCCATTAGTCTCTTAATCTAATAGTCAACAACCAAATGACTGTTGAAACAATAATAGCTATACCTACAATATCTTGTGCTGATCCGGTTAATGTAAACCAAGCAATAAAAAAACCAAGCAAAGTAAATATTTGCGCAATAGATTCTTTTATGGCATCAATTAACCATTTACCGAAAGCTTTTAGAATACTTGGAATACTTTTTATAAATTTAACGATATTCTTAAAAGTGAATTTAGCAGAAACCATTAAGCCCTTGTATGTTTTTTTAACCGTAAATATTAAACCTTTAAATAAATTTACAGCTGCATAATAAGGAAGTCCAAGTAAATCATATAATCCAATTATTATTTTTTTTATCACTAAAATCTCCTAGTTAGTAATGCACCAGCTTGAGCAATCACTTGAGAAACTATAATTACAGGAACCACAACCTCTTGTGCTTTCTCTTTTTGGTCATTAGTCATATCATACCCTATGGTGCTAATTGATATATTTGTTAAGTCGATGTCCGTAAAAGTTTCAATAGGATTTTCAATAAATGCTTCAACTTGAACTTCTGTAACAGTATCAGCTAAAGTATAATTTTCTACATCTGAATTTTCTACTGCTCTTTCAACATATTCATCAACAGCTTCTTGAACCACTTCATCTTTAGCAGCAACTTCTGCAATTATCGCAACGTCTTCCTCTTCTTCAAAACCTAAAACTTCTGCAACAGCTTCTACTTCTTCTTCAGATAACTCAGCAACTGTTTCAGTATCTACT